ATGTCCTCAGTCGTTGGACGCAGGGGAGAAACGATGAACTTCACCTCCCGGCCCCGCTCGATCTGCGAGGTGGTCATGCGGGCGGCGGTGATCATGTCCTCATGGAGGCCGACGACCGCGCTCGATGCGACCGCCTCGAATCGCGCCAGAGCATCCGCGTGGGAATCGTATTGGACCGCCTCCCCGCCGCTGTATCGGAGCGTCCACTTTTCGCCCTCGCGAAGGATCGCCGGGAGAATGTCCAGCTCCCCGGCCTCGTTGAGCGCCTGCTGCATGGCCTCGCGCTCCGCGATCATCCTCGGGATGGCCTCGGCCCGCGCCTCCTGCACCGACTTCTGGTCTTGGCCCAAAGTCTTGAATTCCTGCCGCAGGAGAGCCTGCGCCCCCTCGACGTTGCCCTGACTCGCCAGCGCCCGCACCTCGGAAGCCGCCGCCTCGGACAGGCCGGTTGCGCGGAGGAGGTCGTAGGAGTTGAGAAGTTCCGCCCCGCCCTTGAAATCCGAATACGTCCCGGCCCCGCCGCCAATCACCGCCAAGGGCAGCACCGCGAAAAACAATTCGGGCTGCTGTTTGAGCAGGTCGCCGTAGACCGGCCCCCAAGGAACTTCCGGCATATCCTCGTCGAGGGCCGAAAGCAGCTCTTGCAGCACGAACGGCGTCACATCCTGCACGTTCTCTTGGATCATCTCCGCCCCGGTCGTAGCCGCAGTCCGGGTGAGGAATCGCGAGGCGACCGCGCCCTTGGTCCGGGTGATCTGGTTGAAGAGGCGGTTGACCGCCTTGAACTGGCCCAATGCCAGTGCGGTCTGGCCCTTCTCGATAAACGCCTGGAAGGGACCGGAAAGCATGGAGAGGGTCTGCGCCTGCTCTGCGGTCATTGTCGGATTCGCCGCCCGAAGGGACCGGTAGGAATCGCCAGCCAAGGCCATCGCGTTGAGCACAAAGCCGCCGCGAGCCAGGGAGGTCAGCATGTAAGGGGCGGACTCGGCGGCGGCGTAAAGCCCGCGCATGGGAAGGAATTCCGAAGTCACCGGATCGATGTCGTTTTCTGCCGCAAGGCGAAGCTCGTCCCGCAAGTCGATAGCCTCCATCCTTTGTTGAATCATGGCCAAAGCCTCGCTCTTGACCTCGTCCGAGGGCTTGTCGAACTTCATTCCCTCCACCAGCCCCATGACTCCGGCGCGTATCTCATAGGCGTCACCACCGGCTACGCGCAGATACACGGCTTCCACGTATTCCTCCGGCGTTCCGGCCTTTCCGGTTGGAACCTCGACGCCCTCGGCAATAGCCCGCTTAACGGCGATGGCCTGACTGCGCTCGCCAATAGAGACGACAGAATCCATTCCACCGCGCAGCCCCCGGTCAAACTTCTCCACCAGCCCCTCCATGACGCCCTTCCTCCCGGCCTCGTCGTTGGCACTGGCCGCCACCGCCGCAGCAATGACCAGCTTGCGGTCTTCGGCGGGAACCATCATCACCATCTCGGCCAGCTCCCGAAAGCTCGGGGCATTGTCGATCTCGCGCCGCTGGGCGAAGGCTTCGTCCAGCGTCTTGGGATCTTCCACATCGACGCCCTCCTTGGTCATCAGAGCCGCCGACAGCAGCTTGACCGTGGAGCGATGCGGAGCCAGGCGATCATCGAACTGCGCCTTGAAGGATTGGAACTCCTTGTCCCACTTCTGCTCCCGCCCCACATACGAGGAGTTCTCGCGGAACCGCTCCTTGAAGGTTAGCTCGGAGCGGAGAACGTCCAGGTTCTGGAGCGAGGTTTCCTTGGCGGCGTTGGCCACCTCCTCACGGGTTTGGTAATCCCTTGCGATGCGGTCGAAGAATTCCTTGTGGGTCGTGGAAGGAGTTCCCCATTCCCTCTCCGAGTAGACCCTCATCAGCTCGTCGGCCTCGCGGCTTGCACGCTCCTTGGGGACTCCCGCGGCCTCGAACCACTTTCGGTTGAAGAGCTTGAACTTCTCGTCCGGGGACTCGCGGAAATTCTCGTTGAGGGAAACAAGCGTGTCCTCATCGAGGCCGTGATCGGGCTCGGTGAAGAACGACCGAAGGGTGGATGCTCGCTCGTCGCGGAGGCGTTCCTGTTCGGGGAACAGGGACAGACCGGCGGCCTCTTGCTGGGCCTGGTAGGCACGGGTGAGAGCCTGCGCCTTGGCGATGACGGCAGGGTCGTTCGGGTTGGCCTTTGCCACGGCAATGGCACGAAGGGCGTCTTGTTCTGGGATGGGCATCACATGGTGGCTTGCGCCGGTATGGTGTAACTGTTGAGCCACTCCAGGTCGGTTTCTGGAAATAGGGCTGGGTCAATTTGGCCGCGCTCCCCTGCGGGTGACATTCCGGAAGATGCGTCGCCGCCGAGCTTCTCATCGACCATCTTTTCGGCCGCCTTCGCTCGGGCGGGCTCGGTGATTTTTCGCTCGACCTCCTGGGCGTTCTCCCGCGTCATCTCGCCGGTATCGGCCCGGCGCTGCATTTCGAGGAGGGTCTTCGCCACCTCCTCATCGACGGCCCGTTTCTTCCGTTGGTCGGTGACAAACTCGGCTTTCCCTTGGCGCAAATCCTCGCGGTCAGCCTGGTTGACCTCGACAATGCGACCGACTTTCTGCCTCGGCTTACCCCACCAAGGATCGACCGTTTCCTCGTATCGTGCCGCATCACCCTCTTCGGGCTGCTGGCTGAAGTCGATGAAGAGCGTCCTCCCTGCGACCTCGCGCTGTTCCAGCTTTCCGGCCTCGATGCGGTAGTCAGCCGCGGCGTGCATTTGGTCTTCCACGGCTTTTTTCCTCGTCGCAAGTATGTCCTCCCCAAACGTCAGCGGCTCCCCGTTCTTGCGCTTTTCGAGGATTGTCCGAATGCCCTCCGCCCTCGGGTCGTCGCCCATGGTCTGGTTAATGGCCACCCTCAAAACTTGGGCGGCGATTCCTCCGACATCCTTGGCCGGATCGTAGGCTGCGGCCTTGGACATGAGGTCTACGACAGCGGCCTCGGTCTTGACGAATTCCTCTTTGAGCTTGGCCATCAGGATCGACCGGTTGAGCGGGTCGATGGGCTTGCCGCCGAAAAACGCGTCAAGATCTTCCTCGGTCTTGATGTCATTGTTGCCGATGTAGATCTCGGCGGCCTCGACTTGGGAGGCGTATTCGTCGTTTCTGGCCTTGTAGAGCGGCTCCAAAGTCTCGGCCCGCATCATGGGCGAAAGTTCCGGGTGATAGACGTAGTTGCCCTCGGCGTCCTTGGCGGTCAGCTCCGCGATGAGGTCGTCCGGGTCCGCGCCGTCACGCGCCCGCTCGATGACCTCGAACTGAATCTGCCGGGACACGACCTTGCTGTCGAAATTGGCCACAGCATTCTGGCGCTCGTCTTCGGTTTCCCAAGGCGCGTTGGCGATCTCGTCCCGCCCCTCCTGCCACAGCCCGCGAAGGGCGAAGGTCTCGCTCCTGAGCTTGGCCCCGTTGAGAGCATCCTCGCGGATCTTCTCGCTCGCCTCCCACCGTGTCCGCTCCGCCCAATCCGCCCCCTGCCACCCTTGATCGACGGCATACTGGGTGAGGTTCTCAACCGTCGCCAGGTCTCCGGCCCGCATCGCCCGCATGATCTCCGCGTTGTTCGATTCGTTCGCCAAGCCGATGACCCGCTTCGCCGCGTCGAGGCCCACCCGGAGGCCGTGCCGGTTGCCAAAGCTGATGACCCGAGCGGAGATTTGGTCCTTCGCCGCCGGGGAAAGATCCTCGCCGGAAAGCAGGTCGTTCTGGATGCGCTCCATGCGGCCGTTCCACTCCGGCTCCCACCGGTTCGGGTTGGGCTCGGTCAGCTTCCAAGCCTCAAAGTCAGCCACCTCCCGGTCCATCGCCTCCCCGGCCTCGGAAACCTTGCGGAAGTTCCACGCCTCCGCGATTCGCTGGCGCACGTCGAACATGGCCTCCCCGAGGTTGCCGACGCCCTGCCCCAGGTTCTGGAGCCCTCGGGCGCTTGCCTGACCCAGTTCTGGCGAGACGTTGGCGACGGGCTGATTGATTTCGCCCAGCGCATCCGCCAAGGACGCGATACCGCGCAGGGCGGTGGACGCATCGACCCGCAGACCCTGCTGGGACTCCATAGCCGGAGCCACCGGCTGGGCCGGTCCCTCTGCTCGATATTGTGGAATGATGGGCATTTTAGGGTCGTGCTTCGAGTTTCTTGACGGCTTCGAGGATGAGGGCGCTCTGCTCCTTGATGTCCGCAAGCTGGTCCTCGGTGCGGTCGAGGCGCTTGTCGATTTCGTGGAACTGCGCCTGCGAAGGAGGCGGCGCGGCGTCGAACTTCACCGCCCGAGTTTCCAACTGCGCGACCTTGGGCTGCAGCTCGGCGATCTCCTCGCCATGCTCCGCCTGCACCTGGTTGACGGTGAAGACCCACCCGGCCACCGCCAGCCCCGCCGCAGCAAGGCCGCCCAGAGCCCATGCGATGACCTTGAGAGCGGATCCCGCGTGGTTGATTCGCTCCAGCGCCTCAAAGAATTCGTGCTGTTCCTGTTCGCTCATGAGGTTGAGTTGTAGGCTCATCGCCAAATGGGTGATCCCGCCGGACGCGCAGTCACGCCGGGGAGGTTCATGCCGAGGTAATCGCTGGTGTAGTTCTGCTGGAGCAGGCCGCCGACGCCGGTGAGGGCCGATGCGAGGGCCGAGGTGGTCGCCCCTTGGGCGGCGTCCATTCCGGCGAGGCGCTTCATCTCCGCCTGCTGGAGGGCCATCTGGTAGGCGGTCTGGGCTCCGATGCGACCGAGCTTGTTGGCAGCCATGGAAAGAGCCGCTCCCCGTTGCCCCATTTGGTAATCAGCTCGGGCGCGGGCGGACCCGAGGGCGGCCCCGGCCTCCATCATGCCTGCGCGGGCGAGGGTGTCGTTGCGCTCGAAATTGGCCGCATCCTGCGCGTCCTGCACCTCCAGGGCAAATTGGGCTGCGGATTCGGCCATGACTTCCAAGGGGCTGCCGGACATGAGGATGCCGCTCGCCGCCGTGGCCGCCTGCTGCCGCCCTTCAAACTCATCGAAGGCACGCATCTTCCGGCGGATCGCCTCCCGGCTCGATGCCGTGCGGGCCTCGGCAAAGTTCCGCAGCCGCTCGGCGTTTCTCTGCTGGGCCTCGTTCTCGGCAAGGGCGAGGCGCAGGTTGGTGCGGTTCGCGCCACGCTGAATGCCGATACCAACCCGCTCAAGGCGGAGCTGGTTGAGGGTCGTCGCCCGCTGCTGGGTCGCGTTGGCGGCGTCAATCGACGCGTTGATTGACGCGGTCTGTGCGTAGCGGTTCGCGCTCCCCAGTTGCCCGAGAACCCCGAGGCCGCCGCCAATGGCGGAAATGAGTGTGGGGAGAATCATCATGTGCCGAGGACTTCAATTTTTGGAATCACCGCAAGGATGTTGCACGGGAGCGGGAGGGTCTGGCGGAGCGTGAAGTCGATACTGGTCTTGTGTGCGCCAAGATTGGTGATGTCAACCATTCCGGTATACAAAGGCTCGGCCTCGCCGCTGTTGGTTTCGGTGGACCGGCCAAGCACCTCAAACCACTTTGAATCGGTCGCGGACGGGTCGTCGGCATACTGCGCCCCGAAGGTCTTCCAGAGGTTTAGCGTGGCCCGCTTCGCCACGAAGCGCCGCCCCTGCGCCGTGCCGTTGCCCATGCCCACTTCGATCTTCGAGGGTTGGAGCCGCGAGACGTAGGGGATCCCAGCGATCCGCACCGACGCCGCCGTTCCGATGGAGACTTGGCCGGAGGAGACGACCTTGGACTCCTCGACGCCGGCGTCCGCAAGGATGGCCACCGTTGAGCCGTTGAGGTGGCTAAGGCCGGAAATGGTCGTGCTGGGCGAGCCGGAGACAAGGACCGCCGAATCGACGTAGACCAGTTCGTCGGCGTTGTCCTCGTCGAGCTTCGCGAAATGGTCCGGGTCGAACCGCTCGATGAGGCGAGTCCCTCCCCGGTTGACGACCAGCCAGACCTGGTCGGCGTCCCCTTCGTCCCCGTAGATCACCGCCACGGATTCGACCAGCCCCGTGCCGGAGGTGTGGCGAGCCCAGGCAATGACGCTCTGGTCGGGCTCGTAGGTGAGGGAGAGCAGGACGCCATCGTTTCGCACCGCCCAAATGATCGGGTCGGGCTGTTGCTGGAAAGCCATCTGCCGTATCCCGGAGCGGGTGATGTGTTCGGCCAACAGGGTCAGGTCGCTGGCGACACCCTCCCCTCCCTGTCCGTAGCTGAACTGGCGCAGCTTCCGCGCACCCCGCTGGAGGAAGAGCAAGTTGTTGGCCGCTACGAACGCCTGGCGGTGCGTTGAGCCAAAGCGCGATTGACGCCGGACGAAGATGTTGCTCGGCGTGATCGCCGTCTGCTGCGATGTAGCCGCGGTCCACTCCTCACTTTGCGTGAAGATGACGAGGTTGGAATGCGACACCAGGCTTTGAATCGCGGAGCCCTCCTGCGCGGCCAGAGTGAAGGCGAGCGCATCATTGTCGAAGGCACCCCGGCGGAAGTTCTCGTAGTCACCGGTGGCGGAGGCCCAGATGGTGTTCGGCTGGAGTTCCGTCCCGCCAAACCAGAGACGCTGCTCATGGAAGCAGACGGCCCGAGGCCACCCGGCATATTCAGCCCATGCCTCAATGGCCCATTCGGTCGTTGCGGCGGTCGAGTCGAAAGGAAGCTGCACGGCACAATCAACCACTGGGAGCGATTCGTTAAACCCAATACCGTCACTGATTCGTGCGTAGCCGACGCGGCGGGAGTCTCCGGCTTCGAGGTAGGCAACGGGTGACGCCCCGGAAGGCGTTGAGGTGTGGGTCACGTCGAGGCGAAGGTCGGTCGCCTCCTGAGTTGCCGAGCTGAACACAATCTGCCGTCCGCCGGTTTCGGCGGTGAACTCAAACGAGCGCAGGGTTGTCCATGCTCCAGCCTTGTCTTTGGCCTGCACTCGAAGCGTCCCGGTGAAAGTTCCGTAGGTGAAGACCTGGTAGGCTCCGAGAATGTTGACTGCACTGCTGCTTGCGGTCGATCCCAGAGCCTGCTTCACATGGCTCGCCGCACGCCGTTGCGACAGCATGATCCTTGCCCCGGTGTATTTATTGTATTGGAGGGTTTCGACAAACGGATCCGCCGTAAAGCTGATGTTTATGGAACTTCCCGATGTTGCCGAAGGAGCGGCGGTGACGCCGGAGTTGTTGGTGTCTCGAAAGGCGGGGAAAGACCAGTTGACCCGCGACCACTGAAAGGTATTCGCGTTGAATCCGGCGCGGAAGGATCTCTCCAGTTTTTGGGGCGGATACTTGGGGTGCGCGAAATAGGCCAGGTTCCCCAACTGCGCGATCTGAACCTCGAAGAGGTCGTCGGCCAGATAGGGTGTGGCGAGTTGAAGCGGAAGGTTGTTGGGTGAATTGACTTGGTCGATGAACGGAGTCCCGTCGTCGTTGTAGATGCGGACATACCCGTCCCCGAAGGCGAGAATGTAGCGGGTCGTGGCCGATACGTTGAAGTCGAAAAGGCGGATCGGTTCCTGGTTGGTGAGCGAGGTCAGTTCCCATGCGCGGTCTTCGTCTTCCCAAACCCAGAAATCCCCAATAGGATGCCCGATGTCTGCGCCGGAAGGGGGGCGGGTCGCGGTCAGGTTGCTGGTTCCGGTCACGTCAGTCCAAACGAGGATGCCGGAGTTTGTTGAATTTCGTTTCCAAAGTTTCCGGTTGTTGCGGACCCAATACGATTCACTCGTGTAAGCTCCGGCGCTTGTGTAGCCCTGCGACGAATTGTTGCTTGAAGTCGGGATGGTGATCCCGTCCAGATTATTTTTCGCGGTGGACAAAACCCAGGTTGCCGAATTGGCGCTGGACGCAGTGCATACATAGACCGCCCTGCCAGGCTCATCAACCCACACTGAGTTCACGACGAACCCCTGCGAGTTATTATCCGCCGACGTTGGCGGCCCGTTTCCATCCAGCTTGTTCTGCACGGTGACCAAGGTCCATGTCCACGGTGACGATGACGTCACCTTGTAGACCGTCTTGCCATCATCCTCGAGGTAGAGCGAATTGGCCGAGTAAAAATTGCCCATGCTAAACCAAAGAGAACCGACTTGATAACCATCGCCGGAGTCGTCAGATGGGATCGGGAATGTGGTCGAAGTCTTGTTGTGCTGCGCCGTCGAAAGCACCCATGTCGCGGTGCTGCCGTCGGCGCTGGAGCAGGTGTAAACCGCGCCAGTGGAAAGATTCACCCAGACCGATCCAGAGGAAAAGCCCTGTGTCGTGTTTGCGGCACTGGTCGGATTGGAAGCGGTTGAATATTCCACCTTGGCCGTGACCACGACCCAATCCGCGTCGTTCAATCCCACTCCATTGGCTCGAAAAACGGTCGGAGGAGGCGGAGAATTTCCATCGGGGAACAATAGCCTGTGGTCGGGATTCACATTCTCCACCCAATCCGCCAAGGCGTGCTGGGTCGCGAGATACATGGTCCCCGGCCTGCGAAAGGCTCCACCGTAAATCTTCGGTATGAAGTTCTCCATGATCCGGCAGGAGAACGGGTGCTTGGCCTCGTCCACACGGGCGTCCATGAGCGGGGAAAGTTCCCCCGCGTTGAAGCTGTTTCGATGGACGTGGATGCTCATCAGGTCTTGATGATGTAGTTGAGGATGATGGTGGGCTGGAGTGATGACGCGCCTCCGGTTGGAGTCGTGACGGAGGTGACGCGAGTCGCGCCGCCGCCAGTGGTTGTGGTGTTTGCCGACGAGCGCGTGATCGAGTGCGAGTGAGTTTCTACCCCGCCCCAATTCCCAAGAATGTCACCATCGAGAGATGCGGCCGTGAGTCGCCCAGCGTCCCCTCCGCCCGTGCCGACAGAGTTGTCCATGTTGTCGCGCCCCGCGACCACGCGACCACGAAGGTCGGGGAGGGTGAAGGACGACGCATCGACGGACCCATAGGTCGTGCCGATGGCGGTGAAGAGGTCGGCATAGGTCGTGCGCGAAACGGACGACCCGTCGCACCAGAGCCACCCGGCAGGAAGTGCCATTCCGGCATAGGGGGTCACCATCCCGGTGAGGATTCCGAATCCATCGTTTCCTCGCTTTGATACGGTGAACCCATGCGCGGCGTTGATTGAGCCGAACGACCCCTGGATATTTTTCGCACTGACTTCAATTGCCCCGGTGCCTGTGTCAAATGTTGATACCACCTCAAACGAGATGTGGGTCGTTGCCGAACTGGCGTTGACGTAGTCGCCCGCTGCCAACTTGATTGCGGGTATGAACGTGGCACTGTTGAAAAAAATGTTGAAGCTTATTCCTGGTGCCGGACTCCCAGATGATACGGAAAAAATCGTCCCGAACGGATTCGTGTTCCCGTCCGTTGTTCTGGTCAGTTGAATACCAGAAGATGGGCCTTGAACTCCCGCCGGACCCGCATTCCCCTGCTGTCCTTGCGCTCCGACTTCCCCCTTGTCCCCCGTCCGGCTGAAACCCACTTCAAGGACATCCCCGGCGTTGATCGTGCCGACGCTGGACACTGGCGTCACCGAGACAATCCTGCCTCCGGTGATGCTCGTCGTCGCCCCGGTGATGTTGAAGAGGCGTTGCACTCCGGGTTGATTTTTCTTGATGATGCGGATCTGCCCCCGAATGGCACTGCTGCTGTCATCGAACGAATCCAGCCATGCGGACTGGTCGATGAGATAGTCGTCGGTCGTGCTGAGTAGGATCGCGGTGATATTCGCGAAGGTTGCATTGTTGAAGATCAAGAACCGATTGAACGCAGTGGCAGTTGATGTGCCGCTTGAAAATTGATACTGCGCCCCGATGGGGCCGGGAGGTCCGCTCGGAAGCACGAAGTTTAGCTGTTGAGCTGGAGGGGCTCCACTGATGGTCACTCCGTAAGCGTTGGAGTCGTAGGACACCGCTGAAACATTTCCGACGTTTAGGGAATTCGCCGGACCCGCCGGTCCCTCAGGCCCGATCTGACCCTGGATTCCTTGAATCCCTTGCTGCCCTTGCGGTCCTTGCGGACCAGCCGGTCCTGCCGGTCCCTGCTGACCCTCGGCAATATTGAAGACCACACCTCCCCACCCGCCGCCGCCCTTCGGGCCGTAGATGTTGCCGCTGTTCGTGTCGAGCCAGAAGTCACCCTCCCCTCCATCTCCCGAGGAAGGCGCGCCTTCGCCTTGTAACCAAAGCGAGCCCACCCCCGCCGGTCCTTGCGGTCCCACTGGTCCCGCCGGTCCTTGCGGTCCACCCGCTGGTCCTTGTGGTCCCACTGGTCCCGGAGGTCCGGGCGGGCCGACGACCGTCCTGACGTGGTCGAAGTCGCCGTTCATGGGGCGGACATTCCGTCCAATGGCCCCGCGCTCAAGCGGGTCCGGCGTCCTCAAGCCTTGGTTGGCATCGACCATGCGGGCTTCCTTGAGGCGGCGCTCTGAATGGCGGTCGAGGTTCTGCTTTCGGCCATCGCTGCCCGTGATCTGAACGCACGCCGCGGCGGCGAGACGGTGCGCCAACACGTCCGCGAAGAGGGCGTCCCATTGGCCCGGATCGGTGACCCTTGCCACATAGGTGATCTGGGCCGAGGAGGAATTGGTCACCAGCATCCCGCCTTCGACGGCGAAGGACGATTGACACGCCCCGGCCTCGACCATGTTGAAGGTTTCGAGGCGGAGGAAGTCTGCCGGGAGCGGGAACTGGTATTGCCACCCGAAAGGCGGATCATCAGCGGCCCTCGACAGCTCGACCCGCTCGATGGCGAAGTCCCACGCGTGGGATCGCAGGAGCGAATCCCGGACCTGCTCGTAGTGGATTCCGAGCGCCCGAGCTGCCGCAGTCCCGTCGTCCAGTGACAGGATAGCCGGTTCCCCGAGGAGGGAGAGGGCTCGGTTGGCAATGTCGGTTTCGGTCATGCGGACATAGCTTCAATGCCTGCTCTCATCGTTGCCTTTGTCGCGGCGAAAGTCGCGATTTGATCAGAGGTAAAAGAGGATGGCGAATCGGCATATTCAATAAGCGCGATTGCCGCCGCGTCGTCGCCCTCGTCGAGAAGCCTTGAGGCTGCTTCGAATTTATCCCGGAATGGGCCACGGATGAAATCGGGAAGAGCCTTCCAATCAGCTCGGAGTTGCGCGAGCTTGGAGCGTCGAAGGCTAGCCTGTTGTTGCGCCGCCGCTAGCGATTCTTCTGTTGCTTCGCGATGCGCTTCGATTTCGGCCATGGATGGGACTGGCCCGCCATCCCCGGCGGTAATGTCATCTCCGAAAACTCGCCACCCACCTCGATTGGGCCATGCGAAAGAAAGAATATCGTGGGTTGTTGCTGTCATCAGAATCGGAAAAGCTGAAGGGTAAAGCCCTGGTAGAGGGTAAAGGTGACGCCGTTAGTTTCGCCGCCCATGCGAAGTTGAACCGTTCCCGCGCTGGCACCATTGACCACGTGCAGGTGGATTGTCACAGGCAGGTACAGCGCGGTATTACCGCTCACCTCGACGAAGGCAGTGCTGAATGCAGTCGCTCCATCGCCCGAACGGAACGCGGTCTGCGTGATTCCGTGCGCGACGTTGTAAAGCACATAGGTCGGCGATGCTGGCCCCGTTATATCATAACGGAATCCCGAGTTCGTCGTTTGCGTGCCCCACAATCCCGAAAAGATTGCGGTTACACGCTCGTTTGCCGCCAAGGAAAAGGACATTCCGGTGACGTTCCCAAGCGTTCCGGTCGAGTCAGTATAGTTCGAGGTAATTACTCCGGTTTCGACGGGAACGGAATTCCAGGATGGATTTGCCGCTGCTCCATTCGTTCGAAGAAATTGGCCGGAGGTTCCAGCGCCCAGTCGCGTCCAGGTCGATGCACCGCGGTAGAGGATGTCCCCTTGGGCCGCACTGCCGACAAAGTCGAGGATTTCCGAAAGCGTGCATTCCTCGGCATCGCCAGAGCCGCTGCTTTTGCGACCGATGACTCGTGAGGTCGCGGAGATGTTCTGGATCTTCGCATAGGTGACCGCGTCGTTGTCGATGGTCCAAGTCGCCCCCGAAGCCGAGACGGTGATGTCGCCCTTGTCGCCGTCCGAAACCCCTCCCCCGGTCGGAGGAACCGTCCACGTCCCATCCGCGTCGAGGTATTTTCCAGCCACCGCATCCCCGGCAGCAGGAGCGGGAACGAAACCCGCAGCACCACCCGAGCCGGAGTCTCCGGTGAAGGCCGAGTGAGTGTGGTTTCCTTCCGCGAACTGTCCCGCAGAGGTTCCGAAAGCGCCGGCCTCAAGCACTCCCGACGCGCCGGTCTTGATCGGCAGCCCGGAGGTCGAACCAATCGCGCCCGCGTTGGTGATGTTCCCATGAGCGTGCGAGGTTGGCGTGCGGGAGTCGGAAAGGCGCGAGTCGTTTGTGGCAATATAATCAGTCCCGGCAATAGCTTGAGCGACCGATCCGCTAGCCCCCTTGAGGATGCCGGAAATATCGGTGGACGTAGCAGTTGAAACTTGGTTCGGTCCCGCAGCACCCGCCGGTCCCTGATTCCCCTGCACACCCTGATCCCCCTGCACACCTTGCAAACCCTGCTCGCCCTGCGCTCCCTGTGCGCCAGCAGATCCGCGAATGTCAACGGCACTTCCGATGGATGTCTCAAAGCCCGTTGACCCCACCCATACGTTGATGTCAGGCTTTGCTCCCTGCCCGCCAATCCAATCGACGACTTTCAAAACGCGCCTTTCAAGGTCGGACTCCACGGAAAAAACGGGAGTCCACCCATCTTCTCCTGCGTCACCCACCGGGCCAATCAGCGAGTCGAGCCACTCCTCTTCCGTTCCGACAAAACCGTTGGCAACCGCGACCTCGTATGCACTGTCCCCATCCGCTCCTGCTGGTCCGGCTGGTCCTGCTGGTCCGGCTGGTCCGGCTGGTCCTGTTTGGCCGGTGATCGAATTCCCCGATGGTCCCGACAACCCTTGCGGCCCGCGAATGTTGACCGCAGACGCGATGCTTGTCACGAACCCGCTCGCCCCCACCCATACATTGATGTCAGGCTTTGTTCCCTGCCCGCCGGTCCAATCAACGACTTTCAAAACGCGCCGCTCGACATCGGACTCCACAGCAAAAACTGGAGTCCATCCGTCTTCTCCCTGACTCCCGGACAATCCGTCAGGGATGAGGGTCGCGTCATTGATGCTGGAAACGATGCCATTTGCGCCAACATACCCGGTCGAAGGCTTGTCGCCACTCCCTCCGATCCAGTTGATGATCTGCAACACTTTGCCGTTGTTGTGGGAGACGGAGGCAAATACCGGCGACCATCCGTTGGTCCCGGCTGACCAAATCGGGCTCTGGAGGCAATCCCCCACGGTCCCGTAATGTCGCATCCTCACGCTTTCGAGCCCGTCGACGAGCTGGACGCGGCGCTCTCCGGCATCCACAAACGTCGCGCCTCTCATCCGTTGATCGGCCAGCACCTCCATGGCGTCCCGCTTCTCGGTCGAGGAGGTGACATCCAGGGCGATGGCCGAGGCGAGACGGAGGACCAGCACCTCGACAAAGAGCGGGTCGAAGAGGGTCGGGTCGGTCACCCGACGGACGTAGGTGATCTTGGCCTCCTCGACGTGGGCCAGCAGCTTTCCGGCCTCGATGGTGAAGTCGGCGGCGCACATGGCCGCCTGCACGCCGTTGAACGTGAGAACCCGCAGAAGGTCAGCGGGGAGCGGGTAGGAATACTCCCAGCCGAAGGGAGGAGCGGCCCCGGCGGTGAGCGTGGCCCTACCCATGGCGAAGTTCCACGGGTGAGAGCGCAGGAGCGAGTCGCGGACCAGTTCGATGTTCTCGCGGCAGGAAATCGCCGCAGGAGAGTTTTCGGCAATGTCCGTAATGCGGGGCTCCCCAAGCCGGGAGAGCGCCATGTTCGCGAGATCGGTGTTGGTCATTGCCGGAAGGATTGCGGGAGCAGGATTTGAACCCGCGCCGCCTGGTTATGAGCCAGGTATCCTGCCAGGCTAGACGATCCCGCGGTTGAAAGGAGAAAGCCCCAGGCCGGTGGTCGTTCCGGCCTGGGGCGTGAGGTGGGTCAGACCGTCTCGTCGGTCGAGAAGGCCAGATACAGCTCGACCGTGTCGGTGGCGGTGAGCGCGGAAGCTGCGGTGATGAGCAACCGGAGGTAGTCGGTTGCTTCAAAGTCCGCTCCCGTTGCGGCTCCGGCCTTTCGAGTGAACGCAACAGCAGTCTCATCCACTGAGATTGCTGCCGTCCCGGTGATGTCGGTCGCGGTTCCGGCAGCATTGACCTTTTGGACCTTGAACGTCCCGCCAACGGTTCCAGCCGTGCCGACGATGCGGCAAAGCTCGGGAATGATCCGCCCGCCGCAACCCAGGTTGCCAAGGGTGATCGTGTCGTTGACAGCGTCCGAATCACCGGTGAGGGTGATCGTCCCAAAGGAAGCGATCCGCAGCGGAGCTTGCAACGCCCGGTAGGACGGAGAGACGTTTCGCTTGTAGGTGCTTTCGAGTTGAGCGGTGCGCTCGGCAGTGTCTAGGTTAGCCATAGAATTGGTGTCCTTTCAGCGTTGAGGTTGATCAGTCTCGGTCACAGGGGATCATGACGACACCCTTCTCGAACCGGCGCATGAACCCGAGGGTCGCGTAGGCCGAGATCTGGAGGGCGTGCTGCTGGGTCGGCAGGACATCCATGTGGATTTCGAGCTTCTCGGGGGCCATGTAGATCCCACGCTTGGCCGAGTAGGCGAAGCACTGGTCGATGTTCCCGGTCGTGTTCACGATGCGGTTGGTGACGATGGGCGTGAAGCCGAAGAGCTTGGCGTCACGACCTTCCAGCCAGCGGGCGATCATGTTCGCCCACACGTCGTTTCCGGCGGCCTTGACGTAGCTGATCAAGTCCTGCTTCGCTTTCGGGTTGATGGCGAGGATCAGCTCCTCCTCCTCCGGGTAGATGTCGTTCTCCTCGAAGATCTGCATCGCCTTGACCAGCTTGTCCGGCGTCAGGCCGACGTTGGCGGCTGGCGAGGATCCGAGTTGCACGTTGACCTTCTGGTCCGCAGGCAGGTCGATGGCGGTGACGTAGGGCTCTTCACCCCCGTAGACCGTGGCATCGGCGGCCTTGCACACCTCGGTGTCGATGAGGCGGGCGTAGGCGGCCTTCATGGCCTGGATGGTCTCGGAGTCGGGGAGCGCGAGCTTGCCGAGGAACTCGGCGTCCCACTTGTCGAAGATCGCCTGGTCGTAGAACGGAACCTTGACGAGCTTGCGGGCGTGCAGTTCGGCCTCGGTCGGAGCGGACTGCTGGAGTCGCCCGGTGCGCGTCTTGAACGAACGCGGTTCGAGCGAGTTGTAGATGTTCTCCTTGCCCTCGAAGCCCTCGACCTTGATGCGGCTGGAGAACTTGGACAGGAGCTGCTGGACCTCGTGTTCGAGGTTGTTGGTGAATTCGCGACGGAATTCTTCGGGGATACCGTGAGCAACGGAAAGTGCCATGATGGTGAAATGGGTTTGAGAGGTGGATTGCTCCGCCGCTTCGGTTGTCCGGGATCGGGCCGCGCTTGAGATGCGTGCCTTCGTCGGGTTGTCCCCATTTCAGAGGGCCAGTTGAAGAACTATTGATCAGGGCTTTGCGTCAAAGGTCAGACGCGCAAGCGGAAATTTTCGGAAAATACTCAGCGCCTCGTCGCCGCCTCGCGGGCGGCCTGTTCGCGATAGAGCGCATGGAGTCGATCCCTCGCACCCTTGTCCTGACCGCTTCGATAGCTGGGGCTTGCCAAGATCTGCGAGATCTGGTCCTCAAGGCTTGATGTGGCCGCACTGGGTCGATCCATGCCGGTGGAATCGGGCCGGAAATCGGCGGCGAACAGGTCGAGGGCTCGCAGGACATCGACGCGCGAAAGAAACGGCTGACTCAGGTCGAGGACGTCCTTGGTGCGTGCTTCGATGTCCCCGATTCGATACTCGAAATCGTCCCCCCATTCGTTGACCAGTTGCCGCTCGGCTGACTGCACGGCTTGAAGCTGCTCGGCCTCGATCTGCGCCCACTTCGCGACCGCCTCCTGGTAGAGCGCTGGGCTCCCACTGTGCTTGTGGAAGATCTCCTGGAACGGACTCAGCGCCTCGGCATGGGATTCCATTCCCTCGGGGAAGGTGGCCGTGTAGCCAGTGGGATCCTCGGGAGCGCCGACGGCGGTTCGATAGGCGGCGATCTCCTCGGGCGTCGAGGTTTCGGTCGGGATGCGAACCATGCCCTCGGTCTTGCGGCTGGCCAGCTTTTCGAGGTTGGCATACGCCTTGGCCAGGTCGTTGACCTCCTTGCCGTCGAACTTCGACAGGGTCGGCTCGCCCACCGAATCAGCCCACCCTGCGGCGAAGCGGTAGCCGTCCGAAAAGATGGACGGTGGTGCGGTTGTTGTGATGTCGGCGGTCCCGGTCGTCATGACGGTCGAGGTCGCAGCCTCCCCCGTCGGCGCAATCGTCATGGCTTCCTCGCTCATGGAATGGTCCTCCCTTTGTAACGGGCTTCAAATTCCTCGGGACTGAGATTGGCTCGCGCCCAGGCGACGACCACCGGCGTCTTGTCCCCGAAGGTCGGATCGGCGTGCGCTTCAAGGAACGCGAAAAACTCGGCCATGCGGCTCGATGCGGGCGCGGCCTTCTTCGCGGGCGCGGCCTTCAGCTCCTCGACCGTCTCAACCTTGGGCTCGGGGAACTCCTCGGCATACATGCGCTCGATGAGTTTGTCGGTCGCATTGCTGCGGACTTTGATTCCCGCCTCCTCAAGGGCGGCTTTCTTTTCTTCGGTGGTCATTGGTGGTGGTAGTCGTCAGGCTTGGAAATGGCGAGATTGGTTCCTCGGGTCACCAGCATCGAAACGACATCCGCCTGACCGTCCCGGTAGGCTGCCATCTCCGGCGTCGATCCCTCGCGGAACCGGGGAGCGAACGGGTTTCGGGCGTTGATGAGGAGGTTGATGAGGCGGTGGCCGTCAACATTGGCAAGGACGTTTCGAAAGATGCGCTCGGAATCGGCCACCCTGTTGGCGTGGGCCTCGTCGTCCTCCCCCGGTCGGCGGGCGAAGATGATGTCGTCAATGCTCATGCGGCGGCCTGGGCAAGCTTGGCGACACCCTCCGCCTCATCCAACATCGACATTTCCCGCTCGGCCTGCGCCTGCGCCTGCGCCCTCGCCATCCGCATCTGATCGCGAATGCGCTCGGGGACGATGGAGGATTCAAGGACGCCGAGGTTGCGGGCGTAGTTTCGGAACCCGTCGTCGATATTGAGGTTGTCGAGGACATCGGGCCGCACGTTCGCGATGTTCCCCGCCATGGTCATGGCATCCACAAAGGCGTCATTGTGGATGGTCTGGAGCGCCAGAGCCATGCGCGAGGAGTAGACGATGTTCGGGTCTGGGATGAAGACCTCCCCGTTGCCAAGGTTCTGCATTAATTGACGCGGAGCGGGCGGGAATGCCCCGGCCTTGGCCAGCACCGAGAAGACCTGGCGCATGATCGGATCGCAGATCTCGCGGGTCTTTCGAGCGAAGGTCGGGGAGAAGTTCGGGAGCCGGTCGTTGCGGCGCTGGCGCACCTCCTCGGCGGTCATTTGCTTGCCGATGGGAACCGAGGCCAAGGCTTGGAACAGCTCGACATGGAAAGCGTTGTTGATCTGCCGCTTGCGGAACTCGGTTCGGTCCTCCCCGATCATGTAGTTGCCCGGCTCCCCGAAATACTGAGGACGGGAATTCATGTCGGGCGTGTAGGTGATGCCGCGAGCCCGCAAGTCGATGGTTCCCTCGAAGTTGGCCGGAGCGATGACCGGCGGGGAAACCTGCTTCTCGACCAAGGTGTCGAGCTGCTGCTGCATGTAGTTCAGCGTCCTGGTGTCGTAGAGCGACTCCATTCCGGGGCTTCGACCGTAGGGCGTGCGTCCCCACGGGAGGTGTCGGTGGACGCAGAAAGGGGGCTCGTAGAAGCCGCTTTCCCGCAGGATCTTCTCGGACGCTTTGTGAATCCAGACCGAGGCCCACGGCGCGTTCTGCACGTTCTTGCGGTATCGGTCGCGGTCCTTGCGCTCGGAAATGCAGTGGATGACCTCATGGTCCTCGTTGCGCTCCTTGAGCGGGTAGCCGAGACACTGCGCCACTTCGTGCGGCAGGTTCTTCTCCCCGAAGTCATCGGCCATCTGGCGGGCAGAATACTTTTTGACCCGGAACACGGTGTCCACATCCCCGAGGTGGTTTTCGAGGATGGAATACTCCGAGATCTGCATGGACTCGAAGTGCAGGCCGTAGCGGACGTTCTCGCGGACAAACAGCCCCGAGGTTCCGTAGATGCCGTCCTGCATGTAAACATCGTGGACCTGGCTGTAGAAGTTGGTCCCGGCCAGCACCTCGGACGCGATGTCGGAACATTCGGAATACCAGCTTTTCGCGGCGTCATCGCCCCGCAGGAATCGCGGTGCAGTGTAGGCAAACCACTTCGTTTCCGCCGGAGTGATCCACGACATGCACCCGGCGGCGTAGGTCATCGCAGCCTGCCGAAGGGTCGAGTCAAAAATCTGCGCCTGACCAGCCAGGGACGGCGACCAGCCTACGGTCGCGGTGTCCATGCCGATCTGCCGGTTGAGCGGATCACCGTAGGCTCCGACATCGCGCCAGATCGAACACATCGCCAGGCGCACCGATTCGGCGGCCTTGTAGCGTTGCAAGATTTGGGCGGCATCGGTCATCCCAGCTTGCTCGGGGAACCTCCGAGGCCACTGCCCATGGGACGGGCGAAACCGTAACCACCACCACCACCGGCACCTGCTCCTCCTCGACGGCGGCGCATGGCCTCCTCGTCCTCGATGAAGTCGGTGCGGACATCTTGATTGTCCTTCATCGCCGCAAGCGCCTCGGCGGATCGCCGCTCGACCTCGCTCATGCGCTGGTTCTGCTGCGCCTGGAACCGCCGGTCAGCGGCTGCTGCCTGTTGCGCAATCCTTTGCGCCTGTCGGTTGGCCGCCGCCTGCTGTCGGATGGACTGCTGCGACAAAAGGTTGGCCTTCGCCTGCTGTTTCGCGAGTTTCTGTTTTCCGCCCATAAAGAACTCGGCTTTGCGTCAAAGGTCTGACGCGCAAGCGGTTTTTTCGGACATAGGAAAAAAACGGCAGGTCGAACGGGACAAACTGATGGAACTGGGTCAGGTCACCGGCGGCCAAATAGCAGTGCCATGTGTCGCACTCGGACTCCTCGAATTCATGCCATGGGTCATCGAAAAGGAAGGTGTCGGCGCGGGAATCGACTGGCCGGAAAAGCAGGAAGACCTCGGGCGTTGCAATGACATACCCGCAATGCAGATGCGCTAGCAGCGCCTCGCTGAACGGTTCGCACTCGGGTTGTCGGGAATGCCAATCAGCAGCTCGAAGGACTGGAGTCATGACAGGATCTGGACGTTTTTCCGCACCGGGCGCTCCTCACCCCGGAACCCGTCTACGACCGTCGCCTTCTTGAAGCGGACGGCGGACCCGCGAACCAAGTCTCGACTGAGCGCCTCCGCGTAGGTGCGGACGGAATCCGCAAAGTGACTGCACAGGTCATGCACCGGGACCGAGCGCAGAATGCCGGTGGATTGGTCGAGCTTTTTCCTGTATCCCTCGAGACGCCCCACCAGGCTCGGGAGCTTCGCGCCGGTCTCGGAGTAGATGGGCTCGTCCATCCTTGCGTGGAACCAGCAGTTTGGCAGGATGCGGCGGACCTCCTCGATGCCGACCCAGAGGTCGGGAATGCGCGGGACGACGACAATGCTCTTCCTCGGGATCCCGGCCTCGACCAATTGCTGGAGGTAGGTCTTGCCACTCCCCTTGTCGGTGATCTCGCAATCGTGCGGGAGGAAATGCGCGAGAATCTCGCCATGCGTCCGCTCCCATGACCGAATGACCTCGGCCACACCCCCGGCTCCGGCGCCCTCGCCCACGGCTCCGTCGAGGAAGTTGTGGGCCTTCCCGGCGGGCTGGATCAGGCAGCCTGCCATGTTGTCGGAGGATCCGAGATCCCATGCGGTGAACATGGGATATCCCTTTTCGGGAGAAAAGATGCCGACCTGCTTCTCTGCGCGGATCCGCTTCATCTCCGGGTAGATCTGGCCCGGCACGACCTGGCGATCCACCTCTTCGATGACGCTGGGAAACTGCTGCCACATTTCCTCCCCCTGCTCCGCCTTCCTGCGCTCGTAGAACGCCTGGCGGTCGAGGGGAATCTCGATGCCGTAGCGTTCGCGAAGCCCGGCGAAATACTCCGCCGTCTCAGCCCGTGAGGGCTTGACGCCCGGCAGCACATAGCTTGGATGGCCCCACCATGGGAAGAAGTGGAGCTTCCAGTCTAAGGCAGTCAGGCGGTCGAGCTTTGCGGCCTCCAGTGACAGTTGGAAGATGGCATAGCACTCACCCCACTGCCCTCCTTCCATCGTGGTTTCGATGTCGATGATCCCGCCGGGCGGCAGGGAGTTGAACGCACCTCGCTTGATCCCGGTCGCTTTCGCCGGGAACTTCGCGGAGATCGGCCCAAACTCGGAAATGTGCAGGCGTTGCGGCGTGCGGCCCGTGAAGGCCACCCCCGCCGTGATCTTCGATCCGTTCGCCCAGGTCATCTCCCCGCCCGCATCCTTGTCGAGCGGGTTGGCCTTGCGGATCCAGCGCCAGAGCGCACCGATGGCAGGATCAGGATGCAGGTGTCCGTTCTCCCACGCGAACCGGGCCATCGCGAGCTTGGCGAAGGCATCGTCCTTGGTGAGGTCGATGATCCCGGCGGCGAGGTTCGCGTTGAACAGGCAATCGTCCAGGTTCGCCAGCACAATGGCGGTGGACACACCTAACTTCCGCGCCTTGGGAATGAAGTTCCGGTTGTGACGCTCGGCCAGATACTGCTCCTGCTCGCCTCGCATTCGGAACGGAATCGTCTTCCCGTCCTCGTCGAGGATGAGATAGAGATTCGCCATTCGCCATGCTTTCGATGCCAGAAGGGCGCGGAGCTGGTCGAGGTCGGTCATTGGTCAATTTGTTTGTGGACGAATCCGATTCGGCCACAAATTTTTGTGGCTATCGCGTGTTGGGCCAATACCCGCGCACCTGGGCGTTATCCATGGCACGGGCAAAATCGAAACAGTCATGATCGACGAGAGATCCAGCCAGCCACGCTCCAAGCGCTTTGGCCTGCCTTCCTGTTTCAGTGCCTTGCATCCATCCGGTGCCGTCCACTGACTCCACACCGAGGCGCTCACACACAAACAGTTTCGCAACTTCATTTACTCGACCGACATGCACCCGGCGGCCAGTCGCGCACCACATCGGCAGCGAGCGCCATTTCCATTCGGTGGTGCCCCCGACGAATATCACCGCACCCTCGGGAAGGTCTGCGGGAGTCATTCCATCTTGCACAGCAATGGCGAGCTGCCACCCGTAGCGCGCTGCCACTGGTTCATATTGCTCCCACTTTGCCAGAGTTGCGGCCCGATCTGCGACGACATCGGGCACTAGCACCCATCGAGGTGCCATTCCCGAAAGTTTTACGCTGTCCAACATCCCCACCCACGCCGATTCACTCCACTCGCGGCCCTTGCTCCATGCGCTAAACGCATCGTTGTCGAGAGCAAACGGCATCCACGGCCGGAGCTTGGTTTTGGGGAGGGCTGTAGGGCCGATCAACCATCCCAGTTTGCCGGGATACTTGCCGGACCAGTAATGGATGATCGCCGATGAATGGTTTGCAGGCATGACCATCAATGGACGCTTACAAGGCCCAACCAGGCGCGGCAGATCAACCGCTCGTAGAGTATCTGTCGTGGTTTCCATCATTGATTTCCTCGCGGTGTCTGCGCTTCGATGTTCGGCTTAATGAAAATTAACCAGTCGCCCCGCTGCATCATTCTCAAATCATCCCCGAAATGCTTCCCGAGACCGTCAACAACTTTACTCAGTGCCGTCACGCCCAACGGAAGCAGCACCCTCGCAACCTCGCCGTCCGGCAGACTTCCCGCCCGGAGCCCGGCCTCGTATCCGATGCGATGACCTTCCGCGAACTCGTA